AAACATGTGCCTGTCAGCGACATAAGGAAAGCAGAATGATCGGACTAATATCAGCCGTACTACCGTCAGTTATGGAAGTAGCCGGAAGGTTTCTTCCTGAAGACAAAGAAAAACGTGCAGCAGCAGAGCGTGAGATTGAAGAAAAACTGACGACACATTTGGCGCAGATTGATCTTGCTCAGTTAGAGATAAACAAAGTTGAAGCAGCAAGCCGTTCTGTGTTTGTAAGCGGATGGCGTCCGGCTATCGGTTGGATGTGTGGGGGTGCAATGGGTCTTAACTTTATTATATTCCCAATTGCATCGTTTGTGTTGGCACAGACAGGACATCTGGTAGAACTGCCGACGCTTGATATGTCACAGATGATGCCTGTTTTGATGGGGCTTCTTGGACTCGGAGGATTAAGGACCGTCGAAAAGATTAAACAGGTTAGTAAATGACGTTTGAAGAAAATCTAAGATCAGTGATAGAACAAGACGAAGACGTTGTCTATAAAACTTATAACGATCATCTTTGTAATCGTACCTGTGGTATTGGACACTTAGTTTTAAAGACAGAACCAGAATATAATTGGCCTCTTGGAACAGAGATTACTAAAGCAAGGGTAACTCAACTGTACAATCAAGACATAGGCATTGCACTAAGAGATGCTAAATGGATTCACCCTGACTTTGATGAACTTCCAGAACCAGCAAAGATTGTAATTGCCAGCCTTTGTTTTCAACTTGGACTTCCAAGGTATCAAAAGTTTAAATTACACCATGCTGCTGTAGAAGCTAGGAACTGGCGTGAGGCGGCTGCACAGCTTAGGGACAGTAACCTATACCGACAAACAAAGAACCGCACAGAGCGCCACTGTAGGCGCTTAGAGAGCATAGGGGAAATCAGTAAATGAGTTATAGAACTGTTATAGATAAAGTACTAACACGACTCAGAGAGGACACCATAGGCGCTGACTGGGTTGGCCCTATTGCCGCTGCTTCCGAAGTAGACAGTTATCAAAAACTTATTGGAGAACTGGTAAATGAAGCTAAAGACCTTGTAGAAGATGCTTGGAACTGGACTGCACTTCGATCCATTGAGACTGTAACTACTTCGTCAGGTACAGTTTCTTATACCATTCCTAATGTTAATAGCAGCTCAAGGATTCTTCAGGTTATAGATAATACTAACGATAGTATTCTAAAGCAGATAAGCGATAATGTATTTTTTAATTACACATACATAGGAACTACTCAGAATAGTGATCCTACATATTACAGGTTAAACGGTAACGATATTCATTTCTGGCCCACTCCTAATGGAACTTTTGATATTAAAGTAAACGTTGTAATTCCACAGACTGACCGCACTCTTGCAGCAGATACTTTCACTATTCCTGAAAACTTAGTAACTCTTGGAGCTTACTACCTAGCTCTTAATGAGCGAGGAGAAGACGGAGGAACAACTAGTGACCTTGGTGGTCAGAGGTTTGCTCAAGCCCTTAGTGATGCAATATCACAGGACGATGGTCGAACTATAGACGAGAATACTTGGTATGCCAGCTAAACCAATACGCCCCATTGTTCTCACGGGCATAGGAGCAAGAGGACTTAACACTCAAGCACAGAGTTCAACACTTGGACCTGAGTGGCTGACTCAAGCTAACAACGTTGTCTATGATCTTGAAGGCCGTATGGGTCCGAGGAAAGGCATCCAACAAGTATCAAAACCCATTGCTAGTCCTATAAAGTCTATAGGAGAATACGTTAAGCCTGATCGTACTAGAGAGTACTACGCAGGAAGTGGAGCTACTATTGTTAAAGTAGACTTTACAACAGTGCCTGATTCTTTGATTACTCAAACTTTCTCAGGAACTCCTCAGACTATTACCGACAGCAACTGGCAGTGGATAAACTTTAACGATGAGTTCTGGGGTGTTCAGTCAGGTCACAAGGTTATTAACTTTGACGGAACTGATTGGTACGACATTGATGATCTAGTTGGTTATCATTCTCCTGCACATATAACTACCTTTGATCCTAACTGCGCTCTTGGTGAGTTTGGTCGTATATTTTACGGTGGCGTTACCGAAGCAAAGGGAACTTTGTTTTATTCTGATAACCTTGTTGGTCAGGATTTAAACACAGGTGCGGCAGGTCTTATCGATCTTAAAACTGTTTGGGGTAACGACGAGATAGTTGGCTTAGGTTCTTTGGAAGACAAGCTAGTTATCTTTGGTAAACAAAACATTGTAATTTACAGCGGCGCTCTCAATCCTGCTACGATGGTTCTTGAAGAACTCATTAGAGATACAGGACTTGCAGGTAGAGACAATATTGTTTACATCGGTGCTGATCTAATCTTTATGAGTTATGAAGGTGTGCAGTCAATACAACGTGTACAACAGTCTGACGGTAAAGCTCCCATTGAAGGATTATCCACAACAGTTCGTAATGATCTTACTAGGCTTCTTACTCAAGCAGACTTGGCTACAGTTAAAAGCGTTTACTATCAAAAAGAAGGTCTAATGATAACCTTTATGCCTGAACAAGACAAGGCATACACGTTTGATTTTTCTTTGGGAAAGAAAGAGTTTCCTAGAATAACTACTTGGACTTTCCATGACAATCCTTTATGTGCTGTTACTACTATCGACGGTAAAATGTACATGGGTATTTCTAATGCAGTGGCAGAGTATGATGGATACTATGATACACTTCTTGTAGACTCCACTAGTACGTATGGAAGTTCTGGTGTTTGTGTTGCTGCAGGAAATACATGGGATGGTGCTGTTTGTTGGGAAACTGAAAACTACGAGTATAACTGGTTGTTTGAAACTCCTTGGTCAGATTTCAATGATCCTGTTTTTTCTAAAATTCTTAAGTCTGGATTGTTTACAATTACGGGCGGTAAGGGTGCCTCAGCTACTATTGAAATTTCAAAGGATTACGAAGAGGACTCAAGGTTTTCAAAGACGTTTCCTCTTAGTAATGATTCTATCTTCTACTTGTACGGAGCAGCAAATTCTTTATATGGGATAGCTAAGTATGCTCCGACATCCGGTCCTAAAGAATACAAAGTATCTCTGGCTAGGACAGGAAAAACTTTGCGTATTAAAATGACCTTTGATGTTAAAGGTCGGTACTCAAGTCTTATCAACTTAACCCTACTTACGAAGCAAGGTAAAACACGGTAACTTAATTTAGCAGAAAGAGAAACATAATGAGTTTTTTAGGAGACGTAATCGGCGGAGGCTTGAGTTTTCTTGGAGCAAGAGAGTCTGCAAAATCAGCTACGCAAGCAGCACAAACAGCGGCAGAAGCATCAAGGGCAAATGCAGCATCGGCTACTGCAGCAGCTACTCCATACACAATAGGTTCTTTGGGCGGTGTAGCTGATTTCGATGCTGACAAGAAATCAGGTTACCTTGGACTTTCTCCGCAGCTTTCAGACATCTACGCTGGTGCTTTAGAGCGCAGTGGGATGTTTGGCGCACAGGGCTATGGCTATGCAGCTATGGACCCCTTTGCAGCAGGTGAGTTATTCTTTCAGCAGTCAGACCCTTACTACCAACAGCAGCAGGATCGCACCAGAACAGAGCTAGAGACTAGACTGTTGGCTCAGGGACGCCTTGGCTCTACTGGCGGCGCTCTTGAGCAAGAGGCTCTTGAGACAGGCATAGCCAACCAACAGATGCAAAGGCGAGAAGCTGGGTTTACAAGAGCACAGGCGCTTATTGATACTCTTCTTGGTAGAGAGCGTGGCGACATTGCTCAGGCAGTTGGACTTCTTGATATACCCCTTCAGCAAGCAAATGTTGGCCGTGGTATCGGCGGTACTATTGGTGCAACTGCGGCTGCTGGCTTGGCCTCTCAATCTGCATCTCAAAAACTACTGGCTGAAGTTCGGGGGCAAGACCCCGGTATGTTTGGTCTAGGTGCTGCAGGGCTTGGTCAGTACATTACTAAGAACTTTGGCACTCAGCCAAAAACATAGCTAAAGGTTTTAAATGTATCAATATCCTTATACCGAAGCTCCTTCAGAATCTTCTCAGCTTCCTTTCTGGCTTTCAAATTACTATAGCAATAGAGACGCAGGGTTATTTGGAGAAGAGGCCATTAGGTTCTATGAAAACAGGCCTTCCTTAGCGTATTCTGAACAGGCTGCTCAAACTCCTACAGCCTATTCTCAAGTACCTTTGTATCTAGAAGATGGAGGGCTAGAGGACTATGGTTTTGACGAAGGCCCTGCTGGAACAACGTCTGACTATAGTTTGTCTGACCTTGCCAATGATATTGAAAGTGAAATAACCGACATAACTACCGATATCTCCAATATTCCAAGTGAAATAACAAGTGAAATAAACAGTCTTTCAAATTACAATATGAGCAACTTGTCCCTGACAGATGTCAATACGGCCCTGAACAGTACGTTAGGACGCGGATTTACGACCGCGCTGGGTTTTTCTAAGGCGCTGGGTCCGTTAGGGATAGCGCTGGATATTGGCCGAGGCTTGTCAAATGCATACAGTGATATTACCTCAGCCAACCAATCTCGCGGTATGTTTGGGCTTGCAAACATGGACTTCACAAATGCAGTAGCAACCGGCCTTGGTTTCAGTGGTTACGATTTTACCGACGCAGAGCGTAGCGACATTGCAGGGGTACACGGCACCGTTGGCGATGTTGGCGCACCCGGCTCTACCGGTCCCGGAACGGCGGGATGGGACGCGCAAATGGCAGACCTTCCATCCGGGCTAACTGGGCCAGACCCTGATGAAGCTATGTCTGATTGGTCTTCTTCTATTGCAGACCTTCCAGACGGACTTGACCCCAGTGAAGATGTTGATGAAGGTGATACCGGTGGAGACTCTGGGGGTGACAGTAAAGTAATCTGCACTGCTCTAAAAGACATGGGAATGTTGGATGAAGAACTCTGGAAGCATGACGGTGAGTACGGAAAGACTCTTCCTTTGGTTACCCGTGAAGGCTACTGGTCTTGGGGAGTTCCTACTGCTTTGTACATCAGGAAACATAAGTGGGCTGCCAAGGCTATTAAACCAATCGTTACTCAAGTAGCAAAAGAAATGGCTCATAGGGTTGGTTACGGAAAAGGAAGCAAGATAGGAAAAGCCCTGCTTTACTTTGGACTTCCTTTGTGCAACCTTCTCGGTTCTCGCTTTAAAAAATACACGGTTACAGTTTAAAGGAATATACAAATGGCTAATGGTTTATTTTCAGGCATGGGCAACAACGCACAGATAACACAGTTGTTGCTTCAGAAAGAACGTCAGGATCGTATTCAGCAAGCAGGTGCTGGCATGGACCCCTTGGTTGCCACTGTTGCCAGAGCTACTCAGGGTATGCGTGAGAGCGTTGGAGACATAGCTGGTGGCATAGGCGGTATGTTGACCGGAGAAGGTAGGCGTCTTGATCCTCGTATGCAAGCTGCGGTTAAGCTTGACAAGGACCGTGATGAGATGATGAAGCTTCTTAGTGGCTTTGCTGCTGATGGTAATATTACAGAAGCAGAAGCAAAGCTAGGGTTTACAGAGCTTGTTAAACGTGGGTATATGAATGAAGCTAAAGAGTTTCTTCAGCAAGCAGCATCTATGGGAACCATGAGAAGGGCTGAAACAGGACTAAAACTTCAACAGAAAGCAGATGTTAGGGCTGAAGCAGCGGCTGAACTGGCACAAAAGAGAGCTGAGGCTGAAGCAGAGATGCGACCCCTTGAGAAACAAAAGAAAGAAGCGGAAATTAGGTTGTTGGAAAAAAGAATTGCTACGATGGGTACAGGTGGGGACAAGTACAGTGAGCTTCGTGAATCCGAAAAAAAAGCCGTGGAAAAATACATAAAGGAAAACCCGGAGATTACAAAAGCATTTGATTCAAAATTTAAAGACAACGTTGGATCAACATTTGGGAAACCTAATGAAGAAAACATCCGAGCTGTTGTCGAAACAATGGCAAAACTTAGAACTCAAAAAGCTTACAAAAGTAAATCAACACTAGAACTTCTTAAGATAATTCTTAAGTCTTCTCAAGCTCCCGCTGCAAAAACAGGCGGGGGAAGAACTTTTAAAAAACCGCCTACTATTGGAGCGCCTCGACCAGCAGCAATGCCTCAAGGTTCCTTTAGCACTTCTACGGGTGGGATAAACAGCCCGATGCCAAAACCATCATCAAGGTAATCAAATATGGCTAATTATGTAATTACCCTAGAAGACATAAGAGAAACTACTCAGTATCAGGAGTATCGTGTTCAGCCGGGAGATGAGATAGACGAAGAAGGAAATCTTATCCGAAAGTTTTCTGAGGATCAGGAGCCTTCTCCAGTAGGCTTGTCTCTGACTGCTGAGGATATCGCTGCAAATCCTTGGATGCAAGAGGAGGGCGTTGAACCCGGCGATAGGTACACCGAAGACAA